AACAGAAGCAGACTGGCTAATGCAAAATAGTTACAAATACGGATTCATATACTACACAGGACCTTGTGACACTTTTATGTACGTGGGATCATCTAATGTAAAACAAGACGGGGTACTCGCTCAAGTATGTGGTTGGGGTAGCAGAGCAGTGCTGGCAAAGCGTTGCAAGAATATGAACTATGATATTAGCAATGCAGACAGCGCAGTAAACGAAGCAAGTTTAAAAAAAGCTCAAGAGGATTTTTACACATTAGATAGTCAAATTTGGTCAGCCCTAGAGTTTGAGACAGCAAAGGAACGTACCAGCTCAAACTATATGTGGCAATGGACCATAGACGATAAAGTTAACAAAACTCCACCAGATGGTCTACTGAACGCGACAATAACACTTTAGTAAACAATGGCATTTGAAGATCAGTTTCAGAAATTATTACTACACGACTTATCGAGTGGTGTTTATGGCAACGGCACAGAGTTTGCTAACGGAATTACTCGTCATTATATGACAAGCATCCAAACACTAATACCAGCAGCTATACCTGCAACACTACCATCACCTGCAAACTCGGGAGCTCCAATGCCAATAGGACCTGGTGTACCAATAAATAACTTTTCTAGAAAAAAGGCATTTAACGAGGTTATACGAGCTTATTTTGTAGCAAAGGATATCTCACAAGGGAAGTTACAAATAAAGCAGTTATCAGAGGATATACAAAGAACAATAGCGTTGTCACAAAAGGTAGTAAGAGACGTAGACAGACTATACAGCGAAATTGCAGCAATTGACGATGAGATAAAGCAGCTGAAAGACGATCTTAAAAACATCAAACCAGATTTTGAAAAGTTTGTTCGTGAAAAAACAAATAGCTTTAAGGATGTAGGAAGAGAGTTTCAATCTATGTTAGAACGATTCCGCCAAGCAGATTTAAATGGAATTGCAGTAGGCTTTGATTATGCTGCAGTCTTTGCAGAAGAAGTAACTATCATTGAAACGCTACTCAACTTTAAGCCAAAAGCTCCTACAAACTTAAGAGAGATTATTCAACTATTTCAAACGTTGACAAATATAGCTAAATCAACGTCTGATAGCGTAAGAAAATATAAAAACACATTCACAAAAGAAGCTAACCTAAAACAGTACTTTGTAAAAAAAATTAAGGCATTTGTCTTTGAGTTAACAAAGCTGTTCAATGCTTTCGTAAGACCGGAAAAGTATGTCAACATAATAAAAGACCTAATACTCATACCAGGAGCAAATCGCTTTGCTAAAGTATTATTGAGAATAGTGAACAATAACAAAATACTAAAAGCAAAAAAAGAGGCAATAATTAAGAACTTAAAAGCTAAGAGGGAGAGTGTTATGCCGTACTTGAAGAAAAAGCTTGATGCGTTAAAGAATTTACTTGCAGTAAGAGCACAAGAGCAGGCAGACAGGGTTAAAAAAGATAAAAAACAAAGACGTAAGTTTAAGCTACCGCAAGAAATTAGAGACTTTGCAAAAGAAGTTGCTGGTAAGGTAAAAAAGATAGCACAAACAATAGACTACTACATGTCATTACTTGAGCAAGCGAGTAAAATAGGCATAAAGGTACTTCTGCTAATAGATAAGATTCGTGCAGACATTGAGACGGCAATTGCAAGTGTAGTTGAATACGTAAAAACAAAGTATGCAACTGTAAAGGATACGATAAGCAAAACAAACTTTCAACAACTACTAACAACAGCACAAGAGGGACTTTCTGCTGAAAGTTTGCGTACAATTGCACGTACTGGAAATCTGGATGCTGATCAGATTGCCAAAGCTTTTGAGATAAATGTACCAATCCTAGCTAACTTAGTGAAAACTATGCAGCAGCTATTAGGCGTATCACCGAACCAACTACAAGCATTGATAAGAAAGCCAATTGCTCAAGTGCAAGGATATGTGGGAGTAATCGACGACATACTAAACAAAGACATACCAAGACTTAGAGCACTCTTACAAAACGTAGATCCAAGAAGCCCGGATTATGCCAAGCAAAAAGCGTTAGCCAACCAAGCAACCGCAGCAGTAACAGATCCTGATCATCTCCGACATAAAAGAGCATATGATGGTTATATGAAAGTCATACAGCTGTCTAAAAATGCAATGTTAGAGCTTGAGGAGTTTAAGACCATAATAACAGACACGCTAGAGAAGAAGAAAAAACAACAACAGGACGAACTATTAAAGAAAGATTACCTAGAAACGTACATTGAGTCTTATACAAGTAACACCCCAGCAGACGAGAAGAGAAGAAAGAGACAAAACAAGCAGAGAGAAAGACAGCAAAAAATACTGAATGCTAAAACTAAACTTGAAAAATTTAAGAAGTTAGCTATACAAACGCAGTTGGCATATTCAATAACAACAAGAGGATTAGAGACGGCAGCAAACCTACTCACAAGTAATCGTCCTATATCAGACAACGATGCTAATGTAGGGGTACTCTACAGAGACTTTTTAGAATTTCAGAGACTAAGAGGTAGAGTAAGTGAATCAGATAAAAAGAGAAGATTGAACGACTATAGAGTAGAAATCCGCGATCTTAAAGCCTATGAGCATCTCTACATTCTTTTTAGGGATCTTATAAAGGAAGTCCAAGCTGGTAACCTAATCGATGATTTGAAAAAGCAGATACAAGGTAAAATTGATAGCAAGACTGATAAAGTAAAAGACGCATTTAGTACGCTATTTAACTTATTTGAGACAGACCCATCGCAGTTAAAGTTGGCAGACCTAATTAAACTACCAGTCTCTTCTTTCTATATGATTGATGTAATTACAGAACTAGCCTTAGTCGAAAAGAGAAATTTACAACGATTTAGATCAAGGTTTCTTAATGCAGACAGCTTTATTCCAGAAGAAACAAACGACCCAATCTTAATAAGAATAAGAGGAGGATTAAAAAAGGCGTCTAGCTGCATTGTGTGGCTTTTAGATGTAGTATTTGCATTTGTAAAAAAGATCATTAGTTTGGTAAAAGAAAAAATAGTAGATCCAATAATAGATTGGGTAAAGAATGAGTTAAAGGAGAGAAAGGTAAGGTTAGAAAGGGAGGCGCAAGAAAACATTATACAAGAAACAGAGAAGCGAGTAAATCTTGATGCAAAAGTCATGTCTGTGATGTTTGGATTAGCAGCAAGGCTGTTTTGGACAGGCCTGAGTTGGACAAATCCGGTGGGGACTAGATTTCTAACAACCAATATTGGTAGATTTACTCCAATCAAAGGACAGATGGTTGGTGGTGCAGACGCATATGCAACCGAAGTAGCCAAAGGATTTGGAAAGCAACTTAAGGATATGTCAGGATTGTATATTCCAAAACCTGATCTATTAATTCTACCACTATCGTTCAAGGGATATTTACCACCACCAGCAGTTGGTCCAGCTCCAGTAGGAGTAGATACGATAGCAATGGAAGGTACGTTTGCCTAATAATCTGATTGCAGGGACTATTTATTAAAAACAAACAATATGAAACTAAGTCAATTTAAGTCCATGTTGCGTGAACTTATCCGTGAGGAAGTTCAGACTGCAGTACGTACTGAAATAAAAAAGCTTAACGAAAGTAAGCAGTCTACGCCTAAACCAAATCAAGCGTTGCAAGTAAACAGAAGAACAACACCATTAGTAACTTTAGATGAGCCATTTACCACTGTAGGAGGTCCTTTGGGAGATTTACTAAATGAAACTGCACAGTCAATGGGAGGGTTTGGAGACGAATCAATGGAGCAAGTAAACCCCGACTTTCCGTCAATAGGATCCTCAGCAACTGATATGTTCGTTAAAGACTACTCATCTATCTTGAAGAGATCAGAAGAGATAAGCAATCCTAACTTTAGACCATAATGGCTTACATTATACAAGTTAACCCTGTTGACCTAGAAAAGAACGTAGCTCTTGGAATTGATCTTCCAATGGCTGACTTTGCTGGAGCTAAGTTTAAGCAAAACTTTTTTAGCATTGATCAAGCTATAGCTAATTCAAAGAATTTACTACTAACAGAACCGGGAGAACGTGTAATGCTACCAGACTTTGGTTGTGGATTAAAAAGTGCTTTATTTGAGCAGTTAACAGACGACGCTGTCGATGTTCTTGAAAATAGAATAAAAAGAAGTTTTCAAACATATTTGCCGTACATATTTATACAGGAGCTTGTATTAACACCTAACCCCGATAAGAATACGCTATTCGTTAAGTTGGATATAAGTCTGAGCGAGTCAGGATTAGATACAAGATCAATTATATTAGAAGTAAATGGCTAAAACATACGACGTAAAATACCTTGGTAGGGATTTCGATTCAATCAAGAAAGGACTCATAGAGTTTGCAAGAGCATACTACCCAGACGCCTACACAGATTTTAATGAAGCATCTCCGGGATCTTTATTCATAGACTTGGCTGCTTATGTAGGAGATGTGCTTAGTTACTATACAGATGCTAACTTTAAGGAATCTATGGTATTATACGCTCAAGAGCGTCGTAATCTTCTTAACATTGCATCAGCAATGGGATATAAGTCAAAGCTCTCAGTACCGGCACAAGTAGAATTAGAGGTATTTCAACTATTACCAGCAACTGGAACTGGACTTAATAGCGCACCAGACACTTCATATGGTTTAAAAATAAGTCCGGGCTTAGAGGTATCATCAACTACAAATGATACTAATTTTGTAGTACAAAATACAATAGACTTCACAGTTAATAATATACACGAACCAGTAGAATACTCGGTATATAGTATCTCAGGAGGTGAAATACAGTATTACTTAGCTAAAAAAACAGTACAGGCTGTAAGCGCAACTACAAACACAACAACCTTCACAATAGGAGCAAGAGAGCGATTCACAAAACTATTCTTACCTACATCTGAAACCAGCCCACTTATTGCAATACAAAGCATAGTTGACTCGGACAATAACACATGGTACGAGGTTCCTTACTTGGCACAAGATACGATCTTTCAACAAACGCAGAACACATCATTTAACGATCCAGACGCAGCCGTATACAGTGCCGAAACTCCATACCTAATGGAGTTAATTAAAGTACCGAGAAGATTCACGACTCGCGTATTAGAAACTGGTTTAGAAATACAGTTTGGAGCAGGTATATCAGGTGTACCAGATGAGGAGCTTTTAGCAACACCTGATCAAATTGGATTAAGCACCTTGGTAGGAAAACAAGACACAGATGCAAGTATAGACCCTAGCAATCCGTTATTGACATCGACCTATGGTATTGCACCATCAAACACAATACTAACAGTAACGTACTATACAGGAGGTGGAGTAGCATCAAATGTGCCGTCAAACACAATTACGGAAATAAAAGCAATTGACACATCAACATCGACACTCCCAACAGCTAACCCAGCACTATCACAAGCTGTAATACAAAGCGTGGCAGTTAATAACCCAATTGCTGCAAGTGGTGGTCGTAGTGAAGAGACCATTGAAGAAATAAGACAAAATTCAATAGCACAGTTAGCATCGCAAAACAGAGCGGTGACTCGCGAGGATTATATAATGAGATGTTATAGTATGCCAAGCGTATACGGATCGGTTGCAAAGGCATTCATAGCACCAGACGAGCAGTCAAATATCACAACACAAGAGAATAAGGATGTAGTAGCAAACCCATTAGCATTGAATTTATATGTGTTAGGGTATAATTCAAGTAAGCAATGTGCAACTATAAACAGAGCTGTTAAGGGTAACCTAAAAAACTACCTAAGCCAATTTAGAATGCTTACAGATAGTGTTAATATAAGAGATGCTTTTGTTATCAATATAAAAGTTTACTTTGACGTAATACCATTGCCTGGATTTAATGACTATGAGGTACTGGCTAACTGCGTACAAGCTCTTAAAGACTTCTTCAACATTGATAGATGGCAAATAAATGAACCGATTATACATAGTGATGTTATAGGTAAACTGCTAAAGGTTAAAGGAGTACAGACTATTACAAACTTAGAATTAGTAAACATACATGATTCTAATAATGGATATAGTAACGTATCATATGATATAATTGGAGCAACACGTAACGGAATAACCTACCCAAGCTTAGACCCAGCCATCTTTGAAGTAAAGTTCCCAGACATTGATATAGAAGGACGCATAGCTACATACTAATATGATATACAACATATATAACACTAAGGACGCCTCTATACACGAGCAGTATCCAATCTTAAATACAGGACTTGACGCTATATTGCAAGTGGATAAGACTTTTGTAGACAATGTACCATATAACTCAAGAGCTCTAGTGCAATTTGACCTAACAAAGTTTACACAGAACTACACCACAGCCATTTTAACACAAACTGCAAGCTATTATTTGAGACTTACAGCAGTAGAGGCTGACGAAATTCCACTAAGCTACAGCATATATGCATATCCAATCTCAGGTAGCTGGAATATGGGTACTGGAAGGTTTACAACAATACCAACGAGTAGCAATGGAGCATCTTGGCAATATCGTCTGAGTAGTGAGAACACTGGATCAGGATGGGCTACAGGCTCATTTGCTGCAGGAAGCACAGGATCATATCTAACAAATCCTGGTGGTGGTAACTGGTATAGTGCATATGCACATTCACAAAGCTTTAACTATGAGACGGCAGATATACTAATGGACGTTACAAGTACTGTCCGCGCTTGGATATCCGGAACATTAAACAACAGCGGTTTTATTATTAAGAGAAGTGATGCGGACGAGCAAAGCACCGATGAACTAGGTAGTTTAAAGTTCTTTAGCAAAGATACTCATACAATATACGGACCTGGATTAGAGATGCGTTACAACGACTCTGTATACCACACAACGCATTCTTTAGTGGATTTTGATGATGAAGTTGTTGTGAACTTAACAAACCTAAGAACGCAATATGGTGAAGGTGATAAAGCTAGATTCAATATATTAGTAAGACCAAAGTATCCAAATAGATCCTTTGCTACAAGCAGCAACTACCTAGACACCTATCAACTAATAAGTTCAAGTTTCTATAGTATTCGCGATGCGTATACCAACAATGTTATAATTCCATTTGACGAAGCTAATACAATAATTAGTGCAGATAATAAAGGAAGCTATTTTAAGCTAAACCTTGATGGACTAATTGCTGAAAGATACTATAGAGTGCTAATTAAATCAAAGATAGACTCAACTGAGCAACATATTTTTGATAATAATTGGATCTTTAAAGTATCGCAATAATGGCAAGGACTCTAGACGGCAAATACCTAATAGCAGATTTGAACGATAGCGAAGGCGCGTTCGTATCAGCAAGCTTACCGGAAAGTACAAAGTTAACACAGTTTAACGAAAATCAAACGGAGTATTTACTTTTCCCCTACGAGCTAAACGACCCCCCAGTAATTACAGCAAACGTCTTTGAAAGCTCAGAGCCAGTAATAAAGAGTATTCTAGATTACAAAGAAGGAGAGTCATCAATGTACTACGATGAGGGTGGTGTTGTAAAGGTTGTAACGGGGGTTTCTTTTATGCTAAAGGTTAGTGTACGACAGCCTAATGTGCTTAATGTGGAAAACGGAATACCTACGATAATACCACAACAACAAAATCTATTTTATGAGTGGTTTAAAGATGGAGATAGGATTATAATACAAAACGAAGCGGAAACGCTTACGCCAATAAACCAAGGAACTTTAAGCTTCTCAAACGTAACTATAGCGGAGGCTGGAGCATACATTTGTAGAATATCTAACGACATTGGATCAGTAGATACGGAGCCGATTCAAATAGAGGTGCTAGAGCAATATATTACCAACGATCCACTGTTTAGCAGAAACTTAGTACTAAATCCATTTGCAGTAAATAACGTAGATGACTGGACAACTAGCATAGGTGGTATAGTTTCAAAAAGGTTAGCAAACAAAGAAGATGAGTCAGAACTCAAGCAACCATATACGAATCTATTTAAACATACATTAGGAGCATTTTACCCACGTCCGGAGACATTACACACGCCATCAGCGCGAGATTATAACATACCAGAAATCATAAAGGATAAAGGTATGAATTATTTCTCGAGAGATGTAATAAACTATGTAATGAACGGTGGTACTAACAAAGTTGTAGCTTACCAAGATATAGACTTGACTGATTATACCGATTACATAAGTGGAAAAGCTTATGGATGTAGTGGAGTAAAAGCTTTCTTTGGTTGCTTTATTGGAAATGCGATATCAAGATTCATCCCAGTAATAGATATCTTAGGTCCCGATGAGCGAAATAAGCCAGAAAACTATTACTCAAATGCACCACGAATATCTTACGAGAACTTTGCGTTAGCAGGACCAGGATTATTGGAAGAGAGTGTAACTGTCATAGTACAAGAGTTTAGCGACGAAGAGCCTCTTATGAGTAGCATAAGCTACCCACTACCAGACGGAACTTACGAAACACCTAGAATGGTTAGCAGAGTAGAGTTCACAGATACGCTATCAAACTTGCTCAAGACTATTACAGATGAGGAGTCTACAATACAACCTCCAATAACAAGTGCAACTACTGCCGATGGCATTACAGTAACATACCCACCAATGGTAAATAAGGTATTAGGGGTTTACAACAAGGTATATCCTAATAAACTAGAATACTACACACAAGGACAGTATGTTGATTATAACCACGCAATATTTGATCGCTTAAATTACAATACAAACAAGATTCGAATAACACTACAGTTCGACATAGATAACATAGCATTAGCAGACAGCAATCCAAGAACAACGCAAGTAAATAAGCTACTTGAATTAGCACCATACGATAGGCCTTATATTAAAGGACTTGTACCGTTACAAAGATTTCGCAAAGACGTTGTTACGGTTTTTAATGAAAACCAAAACTCAAAGTATAAAGACCAACCACTTGAAGTGCAGGTCAGGCCCAACGAAGTGTCTAAAGCAATGGTAACCGGTATAGGTTTATTACTACATCCAATAACTTCAAAAGCAAGTGGCTTTATAGGTACAACTAACGCAACATATGCTAATAGCATAATGCAAATCACTCCTAAGCAATCGCAACTAAGATCAATACCATTAAACGTATTAACGTCAAGATATTCCTTTGCTGAGGTTATCCAGCGACTTGAGGGGTTAGGTGCTATATTAGATTTGGTTGGAGATGTCAATGTTCGTTTTTACAGAAGGTACACTATGCTGGATTGGCATGACTTCGATGACGACAAAAAGTATAATAGGGATGATGAGGAGATTAACGGCAGAATAACTATTCGAGACGTAACAACAGATACAAATATAACCGGAACAAGCGAAAGTCACGGAGAAGGTGGCCCAGCAGGAAACTCACCAATAATAATTAATCCACCAGGACTGCACACGATCCGTATAACTGTAAATAATGACGATAACGAGTTTGGAGAAACTTACCCATACTTAACCTTGCAGTTAACGAACCTAGATGAGCAATATGGAGGGGAGATTGGTGGAGCTACAACTCTACACATCTTTCCAACGGAAGGAAGGTTGTCCTTTAGTCCTAGATCAATAACAAGCTTTACTAATGACTCATCGTATAGAGCAGGTATGAATCCAAACAATACAGAATACGTTAGAGAGTTTAGTGTCGATGTACCGTCTAATCTACTACTAGGAGTATTTGGAGGCGTAAGAAACTCAGGACCATATACACGCCCACCTTCCAACAATACAATAAGAGCAAAAATAGATTACGGTCCAAATGGAGTAGTATATTACAGGACCGCATAATTATAGGTATGCAGAGAGTTATACCATTACACCTTAACCAAGGTATCAAAAAAGGAAGTGCTGGATCAGACTTTGTGTTATTCACAGGGATGAACGGAGCTCCTATAATAATTACACAACCAGGCGATGGTATATTAAAACTATCGGCAACAGAAGGGTTGTCGCAACTTTCATCTAATAATGGGAGAGTGTCCTTTATTGAGGGCTACCCATTCTCAATAACAGTAGCAGCAATTGATCCATCTAACGTACAAGGGCCACTAGAAACCAACGAGCTCAAATACGAATGGTTTAAGAATGGAGCAACTTTATATGAGTACAATGTGGAAAACGATGGGAAGGGTACCAACACAGCGGCTTTTAGCGAGACAACTAGCTTGCCTGGAATATCTGGAACCTACACTATTCGGATAACAAACAAGGTAGGCACAGTAACAACAACACCATTAGAAATTGCAGTTTATAGTAGAAATGCAGTGCCTAAGTTGTACAAGAATCTAATAGCTAATGGTAATGCTGAGTTAGGATTAAATGAGTGGGAGATAACTGGACCAGCAGCAGTCTACGAGTACGATCCTTTAATGGAGACTCAAGTAAATTTTGGCAGTATACAATCACAACCTAGAACAGGAAAGCAAGGAGACGCATATATTACGCCAGTTGAAGAGCGTTTATTTAGATTTAGTAAGTCGAATAATTGGGTGAATTTTCCATTTTATTACCAAAACTGGAGCCAAGGAACGTTGCAAGAGAACGTACTTAATGCATTTTGGAAGTGGTACTACATCAATCAAAAACCAAACCTTGTTCCAAACGAAGATCCGGGAGACGAATTTGCATCCTTCTATCCGTCAAAGAGGTTTATGGACGACTTTAATGAAAACACTGAGAAGCTGGGATTGTTGTCTGAGAATGCTAATAGTATAACATACTTTACGAGAGAGGTGGTTAAATTTAATGAGCCTACAACAACTACATACACGCAGCTAATTGAACTAGAAGGATTAGAGGACTTTGCAGACGGATTTGTAAATGGAACTGGTCAACTAGTTGGTCAATTTTTTGCTTATGCTGGTATTGGAGTAAACTCATACACCTACAAGATATCATTCAACCCAGTATACAGAGTAGGACCATTAAATGATATATTTTTCCAAACAATAACGAATACGTTGTATCAGATAAAAGCAAACGCAGACGCATTAAGAACAATACCATATTCACAAAACATTAGCTATCTAGGTGGTTTTCATCGATTTGAACAGGCGCCAATGGGCATCTTTCAACAACATCCCGTTGCGCCAGTAATAGCTTATAGGATGGGAAGGATTAATTTAAATGGAGTTGGTATAACGACAATGTTAAATGAAGGTGGAAGTGCTCAAGGGTTATATGGCTTTAATTTAACTAATTGGAAATATGCTATACTAAAGCAGTTGTACATAAGATCAACTTCTTTTCGCCAACTATTCCACTACATGTTTCTAGAATCAGATCAAACGCCAATTGACGCTAGTCGGTACAACATCCGCGGTGCTAATGCTACTGATGATCAACAGGCGCAAAATCGAGCTACAGACATTGCCGAATTAGAGGTTTACATATCACAGCGATTAAACAATATAGAAGACATACTATACGATCAATTAGTTAATCCAATTCAAAGGCTCGTACAAACCGATGCATCGGTCAACGCAGAGACTAATAATACTCTAGCAGGACAGCTACTCATGTACGCAATTATGTCGCAATTAGTGACATCACAACTAAACACAGTAAGTGCGCCGGCATATGAAGAAATAGACTTAAAAAATCTATTTAACACAAGCACATCAAACAGACAAATAGATCCAGTAGAAGAGGATCAAGTCATACAGAGTACAATGTTCTCTTATACAACTAGAAGCGATAAAAAAGAGTTAGATCGATTAGAAGCATTGCCTGCCATGGTGCGAGGCTACTTAGTAGGATCCTCATATAATCCTATAACTGGTACAGAGTTTGGTGACTTGTTTAACAAGAGAACAATAGCGTTGCAATTAGCTTACTATGAGAGTGTTTTTGGCGACTCAATAGGAACAATAGGAGTAGCACAGCTAGCAGAACCAGACTTGTACCTAAACACTATGATAATAGATGGTGAAGAAAAGTTTCGCTCTATTACGGATAGGGTGTCTATCGATAAAATATCACTACAATCAGTAAGGAGCATAGAGTTAATTCCTAAATGCAATGATACTATGGACATAGCTCTAAGACACATTGGTCAATTTGGAGATACTCTAAAAACAGACATAATCAATGGACCATCAGACGATGATATTATGGCGGTTAAAGAGCGTGTTTTCTTAGTAACAGGTTTACAGGCATGGTTAAAAAAGACAGCTGACTTAAGCATAGCTACAACTACACTTGGGATAGAAGCCTCTACAGCCATTCCTGTGAGTTACAAAAGATCTATTTTAGGATATATTGACACGTCGTCAGATAATAGCAATCCAAGTCCGGATGTAAGATGGATTCAAGAAAACTACACTTCGGAGTACCTAGATAAGCTAAACAATCTAGATATTATGCCAGACAATGGCGCAGCTGCATTCTTTGCCCTACAAAAAAAGATTAATGTTCCAACAGGGACAAGAAGCATTGAGGTAAAAATCACAATGAAACACAACTCAAACGCCTATGAGCAAACAATGGTATCAGCAGGCATCGATAGGTATACTTTAGATGAAATCCCAAGCGAACATCTTACCAACTTACCAAAGTACTATCGCTCCAACAATCCGCGGATTGGTGTAGCAAATATGAAATTTTGTTTGTATGATGGAGAGTATAAGCGTAGTAGTATGCATCCTACGTACTTTTTGCCACCATATCACATCTGGGAGCAGAAGTTGACTGAGTTGAGACAGGGTTTACCAATCAATCAAGCCTATGAGTACAACAACGTAACTAGAGAGCTTGTTAGTGAGCTTGCAAAAAACGCAAGAGTTAAGAAAGAGATTGCTGCATTAATAAAATAGATTGAAACCTATAGGTCAATGTATTTATAATAAAAAAGGGTGGAATTAGATAACAATCAAAAGAATATAGCGATGGTGCCAAGTGCTGGTAACATAACAACTCCATTACAATTTGGTAGTTATACAAACTCGCTTACTAATTTTCCTAACGATGTAGTTCAACTGGACATATATAATGACCAGCAGTTCTACTTTGAAAGCATACCATCAGCCACAGAATACTCACTTGATAACAACAGGGCGTATGTTGACGTTGAAAAAGAGTTAGTAAATCAAAATTATATAGCAGGTGACTTCAATGTTGGCATAAGATTTATCCGAAACTATCTAGGATCGGCATTAGGAGAGAAGTTAATTATTCAAGAAGTCTCTAGAGATAGATTAGAGATAAGAGTCTTACCGACAGTTTTAGAAAATACACCAGAAGGGGCATTAAATCTAAGCTCATTCTTCAGCAGCCCCTTCTTCAGCCTAGAAAAGCAAAGTGTGTTGGTTAGCTTGTATGCTTTTTTTACACCAACAGAGCAATATAATATTGTAGATTACGTTCAAGATAAGTTTACGTTTCCTACCGCACCATATAGCATTGTATTCAAGCTTAGTGAGCCATTACCGTTAGGTAAGAGCGTAGGAGATTTCTTATGGATAGCTCAAGAGGTTGATGCTCCAACAACAGAGAAAGTACTAATAGTACCACCACCAGACTATGGTGACACTGTCTTTATTGCAGGACCTAATTTTGACGCAGTAAATAAGCAAGGTTTAGGAGTATCAACAGAGTACCAGAACTGGGATGAGCTTTTAAGCAGCAACAGTCGTCAACTAACAAGAACTGTCAACAGCAGCTCATTAGTAGAAGGAATAAATCTAAACGTTGATTATAGAGACTTTGATAATTTTATTAAGTTTGGTAGCGCATACGAGAGGATAAAAAACTTTGAGTACAAAGTTAGGTTGATTGAGAACTACTATGGAATCTCTTCAAGTTTAGCTGCAACGAATGCATCAGGAAGCACTTACACTCAAGCACAAATAACGAGTACGTTAGATAAAATAGACAATGTTGTTGGAGCATTTGACGGATTTGAAAGGTTTATGTATTTTGAATCGTCAAGCTATACAAGTAGTAGTCTAGGAGAATTCTACGATAGAACCTGGCCAAAGTCAACAACAACAAAACCATACACACTTTACGCAGCAAACACAAATACTGCACAGAATTGGCTACAAGCAACACTAAACTCAGCCAGCCTGTTTGACGACAACAATCAATCAGCTCTACGTAGACTAGTGCCAAGTCATGTGCAAGAAGATGAAAATGCGGTAGTAAATTCTTTTATAGACTTACTAGGTCATTATTTTGACACACAATACCAGTACGTAAAGCAAATTCCAGACACCTTTGACAGACAGCAAAAGTTGACAGAGGGATATGCTAAAGAGTTGGTATATGCTGTTGCTCAAAACTTAGGAGTTGATTTTAGCAATGGACAGAATTTTCAAAACCTGTGGAGCTATATGCTCGGATTAGATTCATCTGGATCCTATGACAATAGCCTACAATTATCTGGAGAGGATCGCACTCGAGAAGTTTGGAAAAGGCTTATTAACAACCTTCCTTATTTACTAAAGACAAAGGGGACTGAGAGAGGGGTAAGAGCATTACTAAATTGTTACGGTATACCGTCAACAATAATGCGTATTCGTGAGTTTGGTGGTCCAGAAATTGATTTTGATAAACAATCAACGTTTAATCACGATAGATTTTACTATGCACTAAACGTAGGTAAAGGAAACACTTCAACACAACCATCATATGTGGTAGCGCAGTGGTCCGGTAGTGACTCAACTGGAAACAGAATAGGACCAGCAGGAATAGAGCTGCGATTTAAAGCTGCTCCATTTTCTGAAAGCGTTAATAGGATGAACTTAGTAGCATGGTACTCGCAATCATTTGGATCAACTAATACATACGGCAACTCAGCTGCAACATTGGATGTTGGTAGAGATAATGGAGGAGACTATCTACAATTTTCAATTCCCGTCGCATCAGGGTTTACAGCACAAGCAAATCCAATTAAGCTCTATATACCATCGTTATCCAATAACCAAGCTCTTTTTGATGGAAAGTGGGTAACAACCTACTTAACGGTCACTAATGCATCCTACACAAGATTAGGACTGCCAATTACAGGCTCTTTTACTGGATCTTTTACCCTTTATGCTGGTTTAAAGTCTAATTACAGCGATACCCCATTGATATATAGTGCAAGTAAAACATACTCT